GAAAGCAACTCCGCGCTGATGTTCCTTGACGAATGCTGTGAAATCGACGCCGACGCCGAATGCGCCCGCGAGACGCTGTTCGAGAAATACCGCGACTACTGCGCCCAAAATGGGTTTAAGGCCATGTCGCAGACTAACTTCAACCGCGACGTTGAATCGTCCGGCAACGGCATAGAGCGCGGCCTGGAAAAGGGCAGCCGCCGCAAAACTTGGAAAGGGGTGCGCTATGCCGAGTGAACCGGTTGAACGGATTCGCGAACCGCTTTTGATGCCCGAAAATCCCGCTGTATAGGGCTTTGAACGGCTTGAACCACTTTTTTCTATTCTTTGCGTCAAGCCAGAGGGGTAAGAGGGGTACGAAAAAAATAATATATATATAAGGTGTGGAGTTTACTGGTTCAACCCGTTCAAAATATGTGGCATAGTCAAAAAAGATGCTTGAAAAGGACATTACAGCCGCTATCATGCGGTACCTCAAGACCGTTCCCGAGTGTTTCGCGTGGAAGTCCCACGGCGGGATGTACGGGACGGCGGGTCTGCCGGATATCATCGCCTGCATAGGCGGTCGCTTCGTGGCGCTGGAAGTTAAGACGCCGTCCGGCAAACTTACAAAGATTCAAGAGTCAACGCTAAATCGAATACAACGTGCAAAGGGCGCCGCCTACAAAGTAACGTCGCTTCAGGAAGTCAGGGAGATAGTCAAAAACCTTAATTCTTGAACGGAGGCCGACCCTTATGGCTGATAAAATAATATGCGCAGTGTGCATATTCGCACGTCAGGACAGGAACGCGAGCGAATACAGCGTCAAGCATTGCGGCAAGTGTAAAGTCCGCGAGAGTTGCGAAGTATGCAGCGGCTGCAAGAAATACGATACGTGCAAATCGCGCAAAGCTCCAAACCGCAAACAAAGCTGCGAGCGCCGCCTTGATACCGTTTGCAGCAGACAGTCGTTAAAATGGGCCGCGTACCGGTGTACCAACTCCAACAGTGAGTATTACAAGGCTCTGCTGAATGTCTCGCCGAGCGGAGATATGCAAAGCCGCATTACTTGGAGCGGCTGCGCCGGCGGCGAGAGGCGGTGTTTCGTATGACGGCAAAGGAATATCTATTGCAGGCGGAGAGCCTTAAAATCCGTATCGGCACAATGTCGGAGCAGCTCGAATATTTGAGATCGGCAGCGCTGTACGCCCCGCCTCTGACAAGCAACATGCCAAAGCCGTCGACGCGGAATGTTCACAAAGCCGAGGACGCATACGTCCGAGTTATGGAAAAAGAAGCGCAGATAGAGGCGGCGCAGAATAAACTGGTTGAAATCGTGTCAGCGATCGACCTTGTTGCGGAACCTACGCTTCAGGCCGTGTTAAGCAAACGCTACCTATGCAAAAAAATATGGAGCGAGATATCGCGGGAACTAAACTTCAGCATTCCCCGGCTTTACGAACTCCACCGCGACGCGCTTGCCGAAATCGACGCTTTTTTGAAACAGCATAGTGAAACATAGTATTCCATAGCGCGTCGCACCTTGAATGTCAAAAAGATATGCGTATAATTATAATCAGGAGTATTGCAAACGGCCGTTGCGGCGAAAACCGCAGCGGCTTTTTCTATGCGGAGGTGACGGCAATGCCGAGAAAACCACAAAAGCCATGCAAGCAGCCCGGCTGTCCGGCGCTGACGGACGGCAGATTCTGCGAAGCCCACGCCAAGCGGGACGCGAGGGAATACGAACGGTACAGGCGCGACCCCGAGACGCGCAAACGCTACGGCCGTGCGTGGAAACGTATCCGCGACCGCTACATCGCGGCGCATCCGCTGTGCGAACTGTGCCAGCGTGACGGGCGGATTACCCCGGCGCAAGAGGTACACCACATCAAGCCGCTCTCCGATGGCGGCACGCACGACGAGATAAATCTCCTGTCGCTGTGTTCCCCTTGCCATTCGGGGATTACGCTGGGAGAGAACAACCGCCGCCGTGGTTAGGGTTGTCCGATTGTTTGATTTTAAATCAAACGGAATCCGGCAAGCGAGGCGCGGCGCAGGGGGGCCTAAATCTCCACAGCTTTTCCGTGCGCGCAACGGCGTGGGGCTTCGCGCGCATTTTTCGCATTTCAAACGCTGAATAGGCCGCCGCCGAAAATCAAACAAATTCAATCGGACACGTTCTTTTCGGCACATTCCCGTGTTTGATTGTCTTTTTAATAATCAAACGAAATCAATTAAATCAAACGGCCATAAAAGCGAAGAATCCACATCACTATATGGCTTTGCCGGTGTGTCGGATTATTCACTGACAAATGAGTTAGGTTTGGACGCCCTGCGCTGTGTTTTTCTATTGCCGGATACATCGGCAGCATAAGGCGAAAAATATCATTAATTTTGAAAGGTGGAATTGAAATGTCTCAACTCTACATGAGCGTACCCGTTCCGTGCATTAACAAGTCAGGCTTGACGGTGCCTGTTGTCAATCTCAGCAATATGCAGAATATCCAAGTCGGCAATCTGTTGCCCAATGAAATATTCGGCGCGTGTATCGGAGAAATGCCGGGCGAGGCTGCAGTCCAGTATAGGAACTCAGCGGGAGCCCGGTCTTCAATGTGGATTCAGCAAGGCGCCATATCAGATTCAAACTGGGCTAAAGTTCTCAAGCCTCTTGACAACTACCCTTACAGCACGGTCACAATCAACGGAAAATCGTATAAGACATTTAAAGCGCGCCGGCAGACGGCAATAATCAAGCCTGCTGGCGGTACTTGGGGAAACGTGGCTGCGAATTGTTTGATCGCGCTCGCTGTCAGCGCGTCAACAGGCCAGCCGTTCGGCGGGGAGTCCAATTTCGATTATATCGCGGTTGCGTATGTGCAAAGCTCTGCGGGAGCGTGGGTGCAAGCGACAGGCGATGGGTTGAATCACTGTTTTGCGCCTATTGGGCTTGATTACGGCTCCGGCGCATCTTCCGTGAATTTTATAGGCACATTCTAACGCGAGGCACAGCATAAACCAAACCGTATCCGGCAATAGAAAAACACAGAATTGCGCGGCTGTATAAGTGTATCCGCGTTACAGCGTTATAGGGAGATGAGGGCATTGGCAAAAGACGGAACTAATCGGGGCGGCTATCGCGTGGGCGCGGGGCGCAAGAAAAAACCGCTCGCCGAGAAAATCCTCGACGGGCAGGCTGATAAGCCGGATGCGGTTGTTGCGGGCGCTGCCGATTTCGCAATTCCCGAACCGAGGGATTTCATAAACACGGAGCAGCGCGGTCTTGCCGGCGTCGCCAACGAGAGCCGCGCCATATACGACGACACAATGAAATGGCTCGCCGAACATGGGTGCGCGGACGTCGTTCCGCGCGGTCTTGTAGAAAAATACGCTGTGGCCACGGCTCGGTGGGAGCAGTGCGACAGGCTGATGTCGATGGGCGGCATCACCGGCAAGCATCCGACGACGGGCGCGCAAATCGCTTCGCCGTTTGTGTCGATGAGTCTGCACTGGCTGAAACAGGCGAATCAGCAATGGCATCTCATTGAGGAAAAGGTCAAAGAAGTCTGCGGCGACGATATCAGCGGCGCAAACCGCAGCGACCCGATGGAGCAGATTCTCAACGGTACATACAAGCGGGGAGGCGATTCCAAATGAATGAAACAAGGTATCCGTATGTTCCGCACGGTTTCCTCGCCGAAGCATGCGTAGATTTCAAAGGCTTGGACGTCCCGGTCGGCACAGCGATTTTTCATCGTATAGCCGGCTGGGTAAACGATAAACAATGCTCGCGCCTAATCCCGCCGTTTCATATTGAATCCGCCGCGTTTCTGTATCATATCGTGTTCGGCTGCGGCATTAAGCTGAAAACCATATCGGAACCCAACGAGCGCAGGGCTTGGAAAAAAATACAGAAGTCGCATACCGATATGGCTTTCCGCTCGTGGCGGCAAATCTGGCAAACGGTCGCCGAAAACAGCGCGGTAAACTGCGGCCAGACAGCCGCCGCCGGAATCTGTTCATTGTTCCACGAATATGACCGCTCGCTGCTGGTCAGCGGGAAGCCGTCAAAAAGGCGAAAGGCGAAATTTGACTTTGAACTCAGCGATTTACCCGATTGGGGCGACGAGGAGGATAGCTTATGAATTACGAACTTAAAACCATACGGGTTTCCGATTTGAAACCGCATCCGAAGAATCCGCGCATACATCCCGACAGACTGATTAACAGCCTTATAACGTCAATCAAGACCTACGGGTTCACGTCGCCAGTTTTGCTTGACGGCGATAACCGCATCCTTGCCGGACACGCTCGTTGCAAAGCCGCCGAAAAAATGGGGCTGGCTGAAGTGCCCGCCGTGGTGCTGCCGCTTACGGGCGCGGCGGCCGACGCTTATGTCATTGCCGACAATAAGCTGAACGAGATGTCTGAATGGGACGAGAATTTGCTTGCCGGCTTAATTTCCGAGATAGACGCGTCAGGGTTCGACGTCGAACTGACGTTTTTTGACGCGGGTGACATTGACGCGCTGCTCTCTCCGAGCGCCTGCAAAGAGGACGGTTTCGATGAGGAAAAAGCAAAAAAGGACGTCGAGGAAAACGGAGGAGCAGTCACGCGGGCCGGAGATATATGGATGCTTGGCGGGCATCGGCTTATGTGCGGCGATTCCACCAATCCCGCCGATTTTGAAAGGCTGATGGACGGGCAGCGCGCACAGTTGTGCGTGACGTCGCCCCCGTATGGCGTAGGAAAGGAATACGAGCAGAAAGGCATAGAGCCGTGGTTTGAGACTATGCGCCCCGCAATCAAAAATATCTGCCGCCACGCCGATACTGTCTGTTACAACATCGGCGACTTGTTTTCAACGGGTACCCAGTTTATCGAGTGTACTTTCGCACATAGCATCGTTATGTTCGCCGACAACGGTTACCGTCCGCTGTGGGTGAGGATTTGGGATAAGAAGCGTCAGGCGTTAAGCAGCACATCTCCGTACCACCTTGCAACGACAAAGCCGGTCGGCGACGCGGAGTATGTCGCGGCGTTCGCGGCAAACACGGAGATTGGCGAGGACGAAACCGACGTCAGCGAACACAGCTTTATCACAGCGTTTTCCAACAGCAATTACAAATTCGTGAAACGGCTTTCAAAGCAGGAGAGGCGCGAATGGGGATACTCTTCCATGTGGCGCATCGCGTCGGTGCAGGGCTCCGCTAAACCAAAAGACCGCCTTGACGAGCGCAACCATAAAGCGCGTTTCCCCGTGGAACTGCCGTGGCGGTGCATCAAAATGCACTCGGACAAGGGCAATATCGTACTGGAGAGTTTCTGCGGCAGCGGGACCACTATTATCGCCTGCGAACAGACCGAGCGGATCTGTTATGCGATGGAAGTGTCTCCTGTTTACTGTGATATTGCGGCGGCAAGGTACCATAATTTCATGCCGGACGCGGAGGTTTATTTATTGCGAGGAAACGACAGGATTCCGCTTGCAGAAACGGGGGTGAAGGTATGAGCGCGGGCAATATGCAGTCAACGGAGCGTTTTGAAAAAGTGCCGATTGACAAACTTGTGCCATACGCGCGGAACGCGCGGACGCACGGCAAAGAACAAATATTGCAGTTGCGCTCCAGCCTGCGTGAGTTTGGGTTTGTGTCGCCGGTTATAATATCGGGCGATTATTCAATAATAGCCGGTCACGGGAGGGTTCTTGCCGCGAAGGAGGAAGGGCTGACCGATGTCCCTTGCGTGTTTGCGGAGCATTTAACCGAGGCGCAGAAGAAAGCATATATAATCGCGGACAATAAGCTCGCGCTTAATTCCGGCTGGGACGAGGATATACTCGCGATGGAATTCGGGGAACTCAAGGAGTTAGGGTTCAATATCGAATTGACAGGCTTCTCGTTAGACGAGCTGGAAAAGCTGTCCGCAGGCGGCGATGCATCCGAAGCCAGAGAAGACGATTTCGATATCGGCAAGGCGGCAAACGAGCCGCCTTTCGTTATGCTTGGGGATTTGTGGACGCTCGGCAGGCACCGTCTGCTTTGCGGCGACGCGACAAAGCAGGATGACGTTCAAAGGCTGATGGGCGGCAAGAAAGCCAATCTGCTTCTTACCGATCCGCCATATGGCGTCTCATACGAGGGGAAAGCCGGAAAAATCGCCAACGACGATTTGCGCGGCGAGGAGTTTTATAGATTCCTGCTCGCATCTTTTGCCGCCGCCGAAACCGCGATGGACGACGACGCCAGCGCGTATATCTTCCACGCCGACACGCAGGGCGAGAATTTCCGCAGGGCGTTCCGTGAGGCGGGTTTCAAGTTATCCGGCGTGTGCCAATGGGTGAAGCCGTCGCTGGTGCTTGGGCGTTCGCCGTACCAGTGGCAGAACGAGCCGGTTATTTTCGGTTGGAAAGCGAAAGGCAAGCATAAATGGTATGCAGGACGCGCCGAGACCACCATATGGAATTTCGACAAGCCGAAGAAGAACGAGAGCCATCCGACCACAAAGCCGATACTGCTCCTCGCCTACCCCATAAAGAACAGCACCGCGCCAAACGCCATTATATTGGACAGTTTTTGCGGCAGCGGCAGCACGCTCATCGCCTGTGAGCAGACGGACAGGATTTGTTATTGCATGGAACTCGATACCAAGTACGCGGGCGTGATTGTCAAGAGATACATTGAAACCTCCGGCTCTGCTGACGGTGTTTTTGTCGAGCGGGACGGAAAAACAATGACATTTGCGGAGGTGATTGCCAATGAGTAAACAACTCACGCTCGGCTCGCTCTTCGACGGTTCCGGCGGCTTTCCCCTCGGCGGCCTGCTCTGCGGCATAAAGCCGCTGTGGGCTTCGGAAGTCGAGCCGTTCCCGATACGGGTAACCACAAAACGCCTGCCGCAAGTGAAGCATTACGGCGACATATGCAAAATAAACGGCGCGGACTTGCCGCCGGTCAATATCATCACGTTTGGAAGTCCGTGCCAGTCATTCTCAGTCGCCGGAAAGCGCGAGGGCATGGAGGGCAAGTCCGGCTTGTTCTACGAAGCCGCGCGCGTCATCCGCGAAATGTACGCCGCCACGAGAGGCGAGTATCCGACATTTGCCGTCATGGAGAACGTGGCGGGGATTTTCAGCAGCAAGACGAACGGCAAGTCGGATTTTTTGGAGGTACTCAATGAACTCATCCATATCAAAGACGAAACCCTGTCAGTACCTCTGCCTGAAAAAGGCAGGTGGTCTGCGGCAGGCGAGATTGTGGGAGACGGTTTCAGCCTCGGCTGGCGCACGGTTGACGCTCAATTTTGGGGAGTCGCCCAGCGCCGCCGCCGTTGTTACCTTGTCCTCGATCTTGCAGGCGAACGTGCCGGAAAAATATTATTTGACGAAACGCGCCTGCGAGGGAATCCTCCGCAGGGCTGCTTCGCGGGGCAAGCGGCTGCCGGAGCTTCTGCGGCTGGCGCTGGAGGCGCAGTGTGCGTCCTAAACGATCAGGGCGGCTCGTTCATGGATTTGTCGGAGGAAATAACGGGAACGCTGCGGTCGCAGGAACACGGGCATCAGCCGATTGTGTTCGAGCCGGGCGCCATGCTCCGGCTCGGCGGCCACTGCTGGGAAGGCGAACCCACAGGAGCGTTGCGGGCGGATATGGGCGACAATCAATTGACGGTCGCCATTCCCATCAACACGCAGGTCGGACTTCGCAATCACAAGGACGGCGACGGCACGGGGCTTGGCGTTGGCGAAGCCGGCGATGCCGCTTATACTTTGCAGTCGGCGCATTCCCATGCGGTGGCGATAGAAAATCACCCTGCCGATTCAAGAATAAAGATTGACGAAAGCGGGACGGTGCAAACGCTCACGGAGCGTATGGGGACGGGCGGCGGGAACGTCCCGCTGGTCATGGCGACCGGACAGGCAAACGCCGAAATTTCCGAGGACTTATGCCAGACCTTGAACTGTTCTTGTGAGCGACCTATCGTAATGAATGAGCGCCAGTACGCCTTGACGATCAGCGAGGACGTGGCGAACACGCTCGCAGGCACGGACTATAAAGGAACGCAATGCTTATTCGAGCCGAAAACACTCAAAATCCGCTCCGGCTGTGAGGGCGGAGGCAAGGGCGCGCTTGTGCAAGACAATATGTCCGCCACACTCTCGTGCAACAACGACCAGACCTTATTCGTGCCAAAACAAAAGACTTATAACGTGCGGCAGGCGTCCGACGGCACAATCAACGCCCGATGCCACGCTTATGACAGCGAGGTCAGCCGCGCGGTTGACACAAGCGGCAACGTACCCGACAACGGCGGCATCGCCGTTGTCGATGATCTTGCGCCAAAGGCGGCGGCGTTTATGGGCGGTCAGGGCGCGGACGCGGGGAGCATCGCGTACAGCGAAAATATCGCCCCGACCATTCGCGGCGAGGCAGGCGGGAATTCCGTGCCAATGACTGTTTACGGCATCTGTTCGCAGAACTCGGACTCCATGAAATCGGGGAATCCGAACAGCGGGATATACGAAATGGATGTCAGCCGTACCCTCGATGCCGTGGCTTGCTGCGGCAACGGCGGTCAAGTAGTGGTGTTCGATACCAAGCAGGTCACGTCAAAAGATAACCGCAGTAATCCGAAACACGGCGGCCCATGCCATACTTTAGCGTCGGCCAGTGCCGACAGCGCGGTCATCTGCTTGGAAGGAAACGGCACGAGGCCGTCCCACGGGGGCAGCGGCTTCAGCGAGAAAAACGTGTCGTTCACACTCAACACGGTCGAGACACACGCCATTTGCTACCAAAACCAAGTCGGCGCACTATGCGCCTCCGATCACAAATTTTCGCAGCAACAGCAGATTGAGGAAGGCAAAGCCGTGGTAGAGCGCGTAACGGTTGAAAACCATCAGCACAGCGGCTACCGCGAAAGCGACACGGCGGGGACGCTCAAGCAATGCGGCGGCACGAACGGCGGCGGCAGCGAAAGCATTATAGTTGAAAACCGATATGTCGTGCGCCGCCTGACGCCCACGGAATGCGCTTTGCTGCAGGGCTTCCCGCCGGCTTGGTGTTACGGGCTGGAAACGCCGGAGCCGGCCGAAGACGATATCGCTTTCTGGTCGGAGGTTTTTGAGACTCACCGTAAAATTATGGGAACGTCCAAAAAGCCGAAAAGCCGCAGCCAGATTGCGGCGTGGCTTCGGAATCCTCACAGCGACGCCGCCGAATATAAGATGTGGGGCAACGGCGTTTGTTTAAACAATGTGATTTTCGTGCTTGGCGGGATTGCGTGGGCGGCCGGGAACTCCGCCGAGGCATTTTCACCGGACGGGGACATTGTTCAATAGACACAGTTATCAGGCCGATTTTTTCTCGATGTTCGGTACATTTATTATCGCGTACGGCCTTGCTATTACCCGAATAGTACGCGAATATGGAATCACCGAAAGGGAGAAAAGCCCTCGGAAATCAAGGAAAAACGGAGGAAACGAACATGAAAAAAGTACGAATCGACATCGAGGGACAGCAAGGCAGAAAAGACCTCGTAAACGCAATCGGCGAAATAATGGGGATAGCGCCCGTTTACGCGGGAGCGGGCGGCAACGTCATCGAAGGCGAGCGGTTCAGGTTCAGCTACGTCGTGATGAACATCACCATCGCGCAGGACTGCGCGGTCATTTGGGACGAGCGAACCGACGCCGAAACGCTGAACAAGGTTTTTGACGGCTTGGAGGAAGCGGGATACGAATTTGAACGCCCCGCGCCTGAAACCGCCGAAGCCGGAACCCACGGATGCGACGAACCGGACGCCTGTGAAAACGGAACGGACGCGCCGCCGTCCTTTATGGAGGACTTGGGCGTTACCGGGGAAGCCGAAACGGGCAGCGGCGCCCTGCCGCCGGAATGCAAAGGCATCATGGACACTCTGGTGGAGGAACGGAGCGCAAACGAAAGGGAAAACGGCGGCACCTTCGCAGGCACGGCGCCCGCCGCCGATGAGGATTTGGCGGCGACGGTCACTGACGACCACGGCGGCGAGTATGACGCGGACGGCAACTACATTCAAGGCACGGGCGAGGCGGTCTGCTTCCCCGAGGACGGCATGAGCGCCGACGACGTTCCGACCATGATAACGATTGAACTGCCCGCCGAAAATGTCAAAGAGGACGTTCTCCGTCCGCTGATTGAAAGCAAAGCAGCGCTGATAAAAGCGGCTTTGGGAGACGACGGCTTTGGAGGACTGCCGGTCGTGTTCGACTACGGGGAGCGTAAAGTTCAGTTCAATTGGCTGCGGTTCGGCGCGGATGCCGACGCGATTAAGGCTTGGAGTACCTTCCTCGCGGCGGCCTGCAAATTCAGCAAGACGGCGAGGCGCGTCACCGCCAAGGACACGGCGGCCGAGAACGAGAAATTCGCGTTCCGCACTTTCATGGTGAAAATCGGAATGAGCGGCCCCGAAGACAAATGGGCGCGGAAATTCCTGCTCCGAAACCTGACGGGCGATTCCGCTTTCGCCACGCCGGAAAGCAAAGCAAAATGGCAGGCCAAGCACGGCAAAAAAGCTGGGAACACGGAGGGTTCGGACAATGACTGGGTATTTCACGAAAATGGTCCACGCGCCCGCCGAAAACGGTCCGCTCTGCCGCGAGAAACGGTCCAGTATTACGCGCTTCCGGTCCACATCCAGAAAAATGCATAAATACAAAAGTGAAATAGCCAGGGCGATCGCGGCGGTCCACGACCGCCCTGCAGTGAAAACTACTTTTTCAGCCCCTTGCGTTTGCGCATAGATTCCGTTCCGTCAATGATAATTTCGTATGAATCGTGAACAATCCTGTCAAGGATGGCGTCAGCCAAGGTACTCTCACCGATTTTAGTATGCCATCCCGCCGGAGCGAACTGAGATAGGAAAATCGTAGAGCCTTTCTGGTGCCGGGCCTCAACAATTTCGAGAAGGTCCCTAGCTTCAGCCTCTTTCAAACGGTGCAGAAGCCACTCATCCAGAATCAGCAAATCAGCCCGCTTGTATTGTGCCATAAGCTTTTTGTACGTTCCGATATTCCGCGCAACAGCCAGGTCGTTGAGTAGATCGGGCAACCTGACATACTTCACCCTCAGGAAATTCTTGCAAGCGGCAATACCGAATGCGCAGGCTATATAGGTTTTCCCGGCGCCAGACGCGCCTAGTATGATTATGTTGTGCCTGTCCTGAATGTAGGTGCAAGTGGAAAGCTTGGCGATAAGCGATTGATCCAGCTTGCGGTCAGCATGGTATTCGATGTCCTCCACGCAGGCGTGCGGGAAGTGGAGCTGCGCTCCCCGGATAAGCCTGGTCAGCCTGCGGCTTCTTCGGGCCGACCATTCCGTGTCTACAAGCAAACCAAATCTGTCCGCAAAGGACAATGACGAAATCGAGGGGTCGCTCTCCTGGGCACGGAAGGCCTGCGCCATAGTGTCGAGCTGCATTTCCCGGAGTTTGTCCATCGTTGCTTCGTTCAGCATTACCGCTCACCTCCGTCGCCGTAGTAACCGGGGCCTCTGGTAAAACCAAACTCAGCGGAGGGGTCGGACGCTTCTTCATCAGGCAGTTCATCCTGCCCAGTAGCCAAAATAGTCTGGACGCTTTTGAAGCTGGGAGACGGCGTGTACGACAGTGCCCGCTTACAGGCGGCTTCGAGCCGGGATGCGGAATACTTGTCGCTAAGTTTCAGCAGCGCCATGCAAGCCCGGTAGCCCTGCTGCTCGATTTTCCTGGAGGTAAGGATGGCTTTCGCCACTGTCACCGTGTTTTCGCCAATCCCCCGCGCCCAAGAAATAAATCTCTCTGCGTTCCATTGGGTGTACTTCCGGTGATCTTCCGGCATGTGTTCCGACAAGGTGGAGTATTGCCCCGGATACCCATATTTGCGGGCGTGCGAGGCGATGCGCTCGCTGTCCATAAAGATTTCCACCATGTCCCGTGTCAGGCGCACATCTACTTTCTTTTTTATGTACACACAAGGCGCGCTGTAATACATCTTATCCACATAAACATGATAATTGTACGCGACCGTACAAATCTTCCATACGGCAAATTCAAACTCTCTTTGCGGAAGCGGTTGGAGCAGCGGCTTTTCTTCCTCCAGAAAAACGCTTAGACGGTTGCCCTCCCTTTTCTGAAACGGCTTGCGGTGATATTCCTCCAGTTTCCCGCGTATTGCTTCGTTCAACTCCCGCAGTGTGAAGAATTTCCAATTGCGCAGCGCCGCGATTATCCATGTGGAAATGACGCCGACTGCCCCTTCCACCGATGGTTTGTCCTTTGGCTTGCGTACCCTTGCCGGAAGTACTGCTGTCCCATAATGCTCGGCGAGTTCATGATAAGTCTGATTCAAAACGACCTCGTCCTTAGTATTTTTAAGAACTCCAGTCTTTAAATTGTCCGGCACAAGTATCCGGGTTGAACCACCGAAAAACCGGTAAGCGTTTACATGGGCGGCAATCCAGTTCTCCTGATTGCGTGTCAGGAATGCTTCTACATAAGCGTACCCGCTGTAGTTAAGCGCTGCGACGAATATGTATGCCGGGATGATTTCACCGGTCAGATTATCCGTGATTTCCATTGTTGTGCCCGCCCAGTCAACCTCCATTTGCTCGCCGGGTCTGCGCTCAATGTGCATCGTCGCTTTTGTACGGGCGCTGTATTCGCGGTATCGGTCGCAGAACGCCGTATACATGTACGGAATCTCATTGTTTTGCCGACATCCAGCACAATACTCATTCCACAGCAGGCTCAATGTAACGCCGCTTTTCGACATCTCATTGTGGATCCACTCGTAGTCTGGCTCTTTGTAGTACCCTGAATCCTTCGATGACGGTGAAAACAGTTCCCGCAAACGCCCGTCCGTCATCTCAGGAGGCAGCGGCCACACAAGGTTATGTTTCTTTGCGTGTTCCACTGTTCGCTGTACGCTGCCCTTTCCGCAACCGCAGCTTGCCGCGATACTCCGCTGGCTGAGCCCTTGGCTGTGTAGCCGCAGGATTTCCCGATAGCTGGTCATATTCATGACCTCCCTGAATATATTTACACCACATTGTGGTGCATATATTCAGTCTATCACTTGTTTTATTCACTGGGCCAACTCGCGTTTTGCTGGACCGTTTCCGGCGTTACACTGGACCGCTTTGCGCGGGCGCGTGGTCCATTTCGCGCGTAATATTCAATGACTAATCTTTATAAACTCAAGGGCGGGCATAAGGTTAAGGAACGGCAGCTTTTTCAGCGAACCTTTCCCATTTGGGGCAGCGATGAACTGCATACGGCCACTTACTTTATCCGCAGAGAAAAAGTGTACTCCATTGACTCCGAAACGGGCAAGCCGTCAAAATGCAACTTTAACGCGAGCTTTCTTGACACAAAGTACAAACAGACATTCCAACCGCTTAATGAGTTCTATGAGGGGACAGTCGGTGAAGATGAGGAAACGGAGGGCACGGGCAATGAAGATACCGAGTAAGGCACAGTTTGACGCCGCGAGAGCCATGTACCCGCAGGGCGCGAGGGTTGAACTGCCAAACGGGATGGAAGACGAATACTCGCCCATCCCCGCAGGGACGCAGGGAACGGTGGTCGGCGTGGACGATATGCTGAATCTGATGGTCGAGTGGGACAACGGCTCCACGCTGAACGCCATCATCGGGCATGACTGCATTAAGAAAGTCTCGCCGATTACGGACGCCGTTTTTGAACAAATTATGGAAGTGAGAAAGCATCCGCAGTGCCCGAATATGTTTGACATACACGCCGTGCAAAGGCTCGCGTTCGACCTCGGATATTACGAACTGGTCAATTTGATTGAGGGCGACCGCAAGGCTTACTCCGCTTTCATACTCAGCGGCGAGCGGTAAAACCGCCTGTGTACTGTAGACAATGAAACGCACATTATAACGCGTTTATTCTACATTTTATTATCGCAGAATGCCTTGCTATTTATCCGTTTTAGAGTGATTAATGTAATTGCCGAAGGGCACACAATCACTTTGAAAAGGAGAAAAAACAATGTTTACACAAAAATTCGGAATCGAAATCGAGTTTACAGGCATTACAAGGAGCGAAGCGGCAAAGGTAGCAGCAGAGTACCTCGGAGGCACGGTTGCAAACACGGGTGACTGCTACGATACCAAAAAGGTCACCGCATCGGACGGCAGGGTTTGGAAGTTCATGAGTGACGGCTCCATCGAGTGCCGCCGCAGGGAAAACCGCCAAAAGGTAAACGCGAACAGGGATTACAGTGTGGAACTGGTCAGCCCCATCCTCACCTACCGCGAGGACATCGATACGGTGCAGGAATTGGTAAGACGGCTCCGCAAATCCGGCGCCTTCGCAAACGCATCCTGCGGAATCCACATTCATTTGGACGGCGCGCCCCATACGCCGAAAAGCATCCGCAATTTTGTGAACATAATCGCAAGCAAGAACGACCTTTTTTATAAAGCCCTGCAAATTGCACCGGAACGGATGAAATATTGCAAAAAAATGGACAGCTACTTGGTGGAAAAACTGAACCAACGCAAGCCGAAAACCCTGCGGGCAATCGAGGAAATTTGGTACGAAGGCTACAGCGCCAGCCGTAATCAGCATTACCACTCCAGCAGATACCATTTTCTCAACCTCCACAGCTTTTTCACCGGCAACCACACGGTCGAGTTACGTGGATTCAACAGCGAGCTCCACGCGGGCAAGATTCGGAGCTACATTGTCCTCGCTCTCGCTCTTAACAACCAAGCGCTCACACAAAAGAGCGCTTCTGCGCGGAAACCGCAAACCGAAAATGAAAAATTCGCCATGAGGACATACCTGAACAGGATTGGATTCATCGGGGACGAATTCAAGAACTGCCGCGAGCATCTGATTGCTCACCTCGACGGTTCTGCGGCATGGCGATTTCGGGCAGCCTGACGAACTGCCCACCTGAAAAAGAAAGGAGGAGCGAAAGGAAAATGAGTAAAGGATACAAATTATACATCGCATACGGTTCAAATCTGAACCTTGCGCAAATGGCGAACCGCTGCCCCACGGCGCGGGTCGCCGGGGCGTCTGAAATGAAAGGTTACCGTCTCTTGTTCAGGGGCGCACACGCGGGCGCAGTCGCGACCGTGGAGCCGTTCAAGGGAGGGAGCGTCCCCGTGCTTGCTTGGTGGATAACGCCCGCTGACGAGGCGGCTCTCGACCGCTACGAGGGCTTCCCGTTCCTCTACCGCAAGGAAAATGTCAAGATAAAGCTGGACGGCAAAACGGTTACGGCGATGGTCTACATTATGAACGAAGAAATGCCGATGGGAAATTACCGCCCGCTCGGACAGCCGAGCATCTATTACTACACCGTAATTCTCGAAGGGTACAAAGACGCAGGGTTTGACATCGACATTCTGCGGAAAGCGACCGTAGATTCTGCGGAGGCGGAGGATGACGGAACGCCGTAAACTGCACAGTTTCCGGCTCGAATGTTTGTGCGCTATATTTCTCAAAATAGCCTTGCTATTATCCTAAATGTACGCGAATATGTGTATGCGGACGGAAAACCGGCGCGAAAATAAAAAACACGGAGGATACGGAAATGACAAAGGGATTAGAAAAATCACTGCAGGCATCACGCGAAAAAGCGTTAGGCACATTCATGGGGCAGATTGCCGAAATCAACGAGCGGCTTGCGGAACTGCAGGCTTTCGCAGACGAACACATGGGATACAACCCAGACGACATCAACTGGGGACACGTCGGCACGGCAGGCTGGTTTCTCGAAAGGCTCACCGAGCTTACCGATTCCGCTTACAAGCGCGGCGAGTACGCCGAATAAGGCGAACGACGGCGGCGAGCCGAGATTGTAGCACAGACCGTAACCGCGAAAATAACCGAAGGCTGCGCTCCCGACGAGGGAGTGTGCCTCGTACAGATAGATTAAATCCTCCGCTTGCGCGCCGCCATAATACAGACAATTACGGCGGTTTTTATGTGCTTATGTTTGGTGCATTTATTATCGGGAATTGCCTTGCTATTATCCTAAATGTACGCGAATATGTGTATGCGGACGGGAAAACCGCCGCGAAAATAAAAAACACGGAGGACAGGAAAATGAACGCTATCTTGAAAAATGCTACCATCGACGAAAACAACGAGGCTCTGGTCGGCTTCGCGCAGACCATCGACTTCACGGAGTTATTCGACCACATCGTAAACTTCGCCGAAATCAAATGCGCTTTCGAGCAGCCGGAAGTCACCACAGGCAGGAACGGGGAAGTTTACATCAGCTTCATGACGGAGGACATCGCAAACCAAACCGGTCCCTTTTCCAAGATACTCGCAAGGTGCTGCATCGGGAACTTCAGCAACGGCGTCAGGCGGGACAAGGAAACCGGAGAACCATTTTATTGGGTATGCGTGAGCATGAGGTACGAGCATAAGGACGGCGGTTCCAACGGCATGGATGTGTGCAGCGCTTGGTACTCCGACAGCAAGGGCTGGATTTTCGAGGATGTCGGGTAAGGCTTGGATTCCGCTTCAGTAAAAACGCTGAATAACAATCACGAAAAAACCGAGGACGCCCCGCCGGGGCTGTTCCTCGTATAGAAAAAACTCTTACAGCCGCTGTAATATAAACAATTACGGCGTTTTTTATTTGAATAAAATTGACGCGCCAAATATCAAAAATCGCCTTGCTATGTATGCCGTTTTGAGTGATAGATGGTAGTGTCGAAAGCGTCCGCGCTTCGATGCGATAATTTCTGAAGGAGGACTTTTCAATGCAATGGACAAACGAAGAACTGGTGAAGCTCTGGACAAACAATGACAAGCGGAGGGAGTTTCTGAAAAACTACAAGGAATGGGGCGTCTGGCTGGCCGTGCCGGAATTGGGGCTGACGTATTATCAATACGCGCTCTCGGATGGCAGCAAGATTCTGGCGATGGAATACCAACGCAAAAACTCGTACCCGCTTTCCGGCGAAGGGGAACTTCAAACCATCGCCGTGTATTATTTGTGGGACGGCGAACACTTCATTCCGAATTCCGCCAGCGAGTGGGAAATCACAGACCGGATGAAAAAGCTGAAGACTGCGATGCAGGCTGAATTTCGCGGCGGCAAGGGTGAAGAATAATGACACTGAAAGAAGCCGTGCGGGTTCTTGACGAAAACATACCGCCGCCGGGCAACAAAATGGTGGACAGCGAACACTTAAGCATTGCCGTGGCTTGGAGGGGAATAAAAAACGCCCTCCGCCGCAATTGCGAAGAACTGCCCACCGAACCGTCCGGGCAGTAAAATGCCCACAGATGCCGCTGACAAACCGCTGTAATATACACAATTACGGCGGTTTTGCCGTGGCGATGATTGGTACATTTATTATCGCGCATTGCCTTGCTATTACCCGGATAGTACGCGAATATGTGTATGCGGACGGAAAAACCGCCGCAAAATCAAGAAAAATCGGAGGGCAAGGAAATGAAGAGAATCGGTAACAGCGGATGCGTCAGCAAGGCGGTATACAGCGGTCTTCAGGCTCGGAGGAAAAAGGACACGGCGGAGTACATCGTTCACGACGGCAAACGCTACGAATACCGCAGCGACACGCAGATTTTCAGGCACGACGCGACAAGGCTCACGCGGATTAAGAAAACCGAATGGCTCGCAATCAAGGCAGAGCATGGGGAGGGAAACGAATGAATTTGCGGGATTTTATCGGGCAGCACCCCAACGCCGCGTTCAACATGATGACACCGGTAGGGTATGTTTACTTAACCGCCGAAAACGCCAAAGCGTTATTGGAAGGGGTCGGTACAACGGGGCATCCCGGCGATCCTGAAATGGCGGTAAGGATTGACGCGGAGGAAATATTGACGCAGACAATAATTTCGTCTAATTTAAACGAGGGCGTTTGGCATCTTTTTACCGGATCGGAAGAATAAAGCCCGCGCGCGAATAACAGAGGGCAACCCCGCAAGGGGCTGTTCCTCGTACACATATGACGGACGCCATAATATACACAATTGCGGCGATTTCCTTTTGCGGATGTTTGTTGGATATATGCTGCGATATTGCCTTGCTATTATTCGGAATGTACGCGAATATGTAATTGCCAGACGGCACACAACACTTTTTCAAGGAGGTCATTCCGATGACAAACCAACTTAAACTCAACCAGACAGTCCGCAACCTCGGCGTCCTCGCCAAAGTAGTCGGTTTCCACGAAACCACAGGCGATCCGATACTGCGCCCGCTTTACAACGACGGCAGCCGCTGGATTGCCGACGCTGCCAAATGCGAGCCGGTGGGCGGAGAACCCGAAACCCTGCGCCACAGGGACGGTCTGGTGTGCCTCGGTTAAGCTGGAGCGCATTGCGAAAACAGCCGAGAACAGCCGCTCCCGACAAGGGAGCGCGCCTCGTATAGATATATTTTTACCGCCATAATGTACACAATAAAATAAATGATGTTTGTGTACTATATAGCTTGATATTTTGAGCAAAAAGAGCGAATATGTTTATACGGAAAGAACAAAACCGAAAAAAATAAACAAGGAGAACACAAAAATGGAAAAATCAATCGAACAGGTCAGGACGAACAAGGAACCTCGACAGATGAAACTGTATTTGACTCGGATTGCGAAATGGCTCGAAGTTAAAACGGGCATCCCGCAGCAGATTATTCATACGAAAGAGCGCGGCGATATCCGACATATTGACTATGATGACTTGGAAAGCAGAGCTACGGAAATGACAATTATTGCAGACGCCAGTATTCGCATCAAATCAATATCGTGGAGCGGAGAGTATGGCATCGGCCTTAACGTCGATGAAGCAAGCAATGAAAACGGCGAAAAAGTCCATGTTATTTTATGGTCTGACTCCGAAGTGTCCAAAGACGAACATGGGTATTATATGGACGTCGACGATGCGTTGAGCGGGGTCTTGCTCATTAGAAACCCCGATACAGAGGTAACAGGCGATGTTATACTGGAAATGCTGAATATGGCATAAGCGCGTCCCCGAGGATGCCCCGATGGGGCTGTTCCTCATTAATACAGATTTTAAACGGACTTCTGCGGAGGTCTTTTTTATTTGCGCCAAAAGGAGGACGCCAGCCGTGCGGAAACTGGAAAACTATAAACCCACGATATATATGGCGGACGGCTCTGCTTACGGCAAAACCGCCGCGGACAAAGCCGTCAGCTTTATTGAATGCCTGAAACATACCAAAGGCGAATGGTACGGGAAACCATTTGAGCTCATCGACTGGCAGGAGCAGATTATACGCGACATTTTCGGAATATTGAAACCCAACGGCTGCCGCCAGTTCAACACGGCGTATATCGAGATTCCCAAAAAACAAGGCAAATCGGAGCTTGCCGCCGCCGTCGCGCTGTTGCTGACCTGCGGCGATTTCGAGCATGGCGGCGAGGTATACGGCTGCGCTTCCGACCGCCAGCAGGCGAGCATCGTCTTTGACGTGGCGGTGCAGATGGTTGAACAGTGTCCGGCTCTGAAAAACCGCGTCAAGCTGATGATTTCCAACAAGCGAATCGTATATAAGCCGCTCGGCTCGTTTTATCAGGTGCTTTCGGCGGAGGCTTACACGAAACACGGACTGAATGTACACGGAGTCGTTTTCGACGAACTCCACAGCCAGCCGGACAGGAAACTGTTCGACGTTATGACGCACGGCTCCGGCGACGCGCGGAAACAGCCGCTGTATTTTCTCATCACCACGGCGGGAACGGACACGAAAAGCATCTGCTACGAACAGCACCAAAAGGCGAAAGATATCCTTGAAGGCAGGAAAACCGACGCCTCTTTCTATCCGCTTATTTACGGCGCGGAGGAAACCGAGGACTGGACGAGCGAAGCGGTCTGGCGCAAGGCAAACCCCTCGATCGGCATAACGGTTGACATTGAAAAAATAGACGCCGCCTGCGAATCGGCAAGGCAGAATCCCGCCGAAGAGAACCTATTCCGTCAGCTTCGCCTGAATCAATGGGTAAAACAGTCAATCCGCTGGATGCCGATGGAAAAATGGGACAAATGCAGTTTTCCGGTTGACGAGGAGCGGCTTCGCGGGCGCGTCTGCTACGGCGGGCTTGACCTTTCCTCCACTACCGACGTTACGGCTTTTGCGCTGGTGTTCCCGCCTGTTGACGACGAGGACAGGTTTTCGGTTCTGCCATATTTCTGGCTGCCGGAAGACAGCCTTCCGCTGCGCGTCCGGCGCGACCATGTCCAGTACGACGTATGGGAGCGGCAGGGATTTATTAAGACCACGGAAGGCAACGTCGTCCATTACGGCTTTATAGAGAGTTTCATTGACGAACTCGGCGCGAAGTTCAATATCCGCGAGATCGCCTTCGACCGCTGGGGCGCGGTGCAGATGACGCAGAACCTTGAAGGTTTGGGCTTTACGGTCGTGCCTTTCGGTCAGGGCTTCGCCTCGATGTCGCCGCCTGCAAAGGAACTGATGAAGCTGACGCTTGAGGGAAAAATCGCGCACGGCGGCCATCCCGTGCTTCGGTGGATGATGGACAATATATTCATCCGCACCGATCCTGCGGGCAACATAAAGCCGGACAAGGAAAAATCAACGGAAAAAATCGACGGCGCGGTGGCGCTGATTATGGCGCTCGACCGCGCCGTCCGCTGCGGAGGCGGAACCGCCGAGAGCGTCTATAACGAAAGGGGGCTGCTCGTGCTGTGAAGGAGTTAAAACACACCGCCGAGGATTTGAAAACCATGCAGGCATGGCCGCTTGCGCGAAAAATCATGGTAACGCAAACCCGCATAATGGAATGGTATGCGCGTTTTGACGGCATGGTCAGCGTTTCCATATCCGGCGGGAAAGATTCGGCGATACTTCTCGACTTGGCGCGGCGATGCCATCCGGATATCGAAGCCGTGTATGTCAATACAGGCCTCGACTTCCCGGAGGTGCGGAAAGTCGCTGTGGATATGCCCAATGTCACGGTCTTGCAGCCGAAGATGCGCTTTGACGAGGTGGTGCGCGAACACGGCTGGTGCTACCCAAGCAAAGACGTCGCACACACAATTTACTATGCCCGTAAAGGCTCGCGATGGGCGCTGAACCGTCTGAAAGGCGTAAACGAGGACGGTTCGCCGAGCAAATACCGCCGGTCCCATTATATGAAATGGGCTTTTTTGTTGGACGCGCCGTTTAAAATCTCGGCTCACTGCTGCGGAATCATGAAAGAAGCCCCGCTTGACAAATACCAAAAAGAAACCGGCAAGCGCCAGATTGTCGGCACGATGGCGGCCGAGAGCGAACGACGGCGGCATGCGTGGCTTCAAACGGGATGCAATAGTTTCGACTCACAGCGTCCCATATCGAAGCCGCTCTCGTTCTGGACGAATCAGGACGCGCTTCGGTATATCCGCGAGTGTAAAATCCCGATTGCGTCCGTTTACGGCGAAATTGTGGAAGACGCCAAAGGGCGGCTCTCTACTACGGGGGAACAGCGCACCGGCTGCGTCTTTTGTCCCGTGGGCTGTCACAGGGACAAAGTGAACCGATTCCAGAGGATGGCGGTGACGCATCCGAAACTGCACGAATACTGCATGGACGCGCTCGGCTTGGGCGCGTTTCTTGATTATATCGGCGTTCCGAGGAGGTGAAGGCATCAATGAATCCAATACGGCGGCTTTTTGGGTTTCATTCCCGCGACAAGCCGACAGGCGGTTTCAGTCCAAAAAACGAACTGTCGCTCGGCAGCCGCAATGGATGGGGTTTCCTTTACGGTCTGACAACTTCCGGCAAGACGGTCAATCAGCGCACAGCTATGCAGACCACGGCTGTTTATTCCTGCGTCCGCATATTGGCCGAGGCAATCGCCAGTCTGCCGCTGCACGTTTATCGATATAGATCGGACGGCGGAAAGGAGCGCATAATCAGCCACTCTCTGTATTATCTGCTCCACGACGAACCAAACCCCGAAATGACTTCATTCGTGTTCCGTGAAACTCTGATGAGCCATCTTCTGTTGTGGGGCAACGCCTACGCCCAAGTCGTCCGCGACGGGCGCGGCCGTGTGCTGGCGCTTTACCCGCTGATGCCGTCTAAAATGGAAGTCAGCCGGGCGAAAAGCGGCGAACTGGTCTACGCTTACCGCCGCGACAAAGACGAGAACCGTGAAAATCCCGATGGCGGAACGGTCACTCTCCGTCGCGACGAGGTTCTGCATATTCCCGGACTCGGCTTCGACGGGCTGGTCGGCTACTCGCCGATAGCTATGGCAAAAAACGCCATTGGCATGGCACTCGCCACGGAGGAATACGGCGCGTCCTTTTTTGCCAACGGCGCGAATCCCGGCGGCGTACTCGAACACCCCGGCACAATAAAAGATATACAGCGGGTAAAGGATTCGTGGAACAGCGCCTATCAAGGCACAGGCAACGCCCATCGCGTGGCTGTGCTTGAGGAGGGCATGAAGTTTCAGGCAATCGGAATCCCTCCCGAACAGGCGCAGTTTTTGGAAACGCGGAAATTCCAAATCAATGAAATCGCGCGCATCTTCCGAGTGCCGCCTCATATGGTCGGGGACTTGGATAAATCCAGTTTCTCCAACATAGAACAGCAGAGTTTGGAATTCGTCAAGTACACCCTCGACCCGTGGGTAGTGCGCTGGGAACAGGCGATACAGCAGTCGCTCATACTGCCATCCGAAAAGCCGTCGCTGTTCGTCAAGTTCAACCTTGACGGGCTGCTCCGAGGCGACTATCAAAGCCGCATGACCGGCTACGCTACCGCTCGGCAAAACGGCTGGATGTCGGCGAACGACATAAGGGAGATGGAGGATATGAACCGAATATCGACCGAGGAAGGCGGCAATCTGTATCTAATCAACGGCAATATGCTCCCGCTCAAAGACGCGGGCGCTTTTGCGATGCGCGTCAACGGACTTCATACAGAAACCGAGAACGGAAAGGAGGATAAAGCCACATGAGAAAGTTTTGGAATTTCTATTCCTCGGAAGAGGAAAACATTCTGCGGATAGACGGATACATCGCCGAAACGTCGTGGTTTGAGGACGGCGTAACGCCAAAGCAATTTGCTGCGGAACTCGAAAAAGTCAAAGGCGACTTGACCGTCTGGATTAATTCCGGCGGCGGCGACTGCTTTGCGGCAAGCAGGATATACACAATGCTTAAGGAGCATAGCGGAAAAGTCACCGTAAAAATAGACGGCATAGCGGCAAGCGCCGCGTCGGTCATAGCTATGTCCGGCGACGAGGTGCTGATGTCGCCCACGGCTCTGATGATGGTGCATAATCCGGCGTCGCTGATTTTCGGCGAGGTTCAGGATTTAGAGCAAGGCATCGAAATGCTGAACGAGGTCAAGGAATCCATAATTAACGCTTATACTTTAAAAACGGGGCTTTCACGAGCCAAATTGTCACGGATGATGGATTCGGAAACGTGGTTCAGCGCGAAAAAGGCGGTAGAACTCGGGTTCGCCGACGCTATGATGTTTGACGAAAAAACGGAAACATCCGAGGATGAAGCGGAGCCGTTTATGTGGAACAGCCGCTCAATGGCCGCGGCGGCAGTGAACGCCATGCGAAAAAAACTGCCCATAAAACAGGCGGAGCGAAAGCCCGAAGAACCGCAGCAGCATGATGAGCCGCCGAAACCCGAAGGCGTCCCGATAGAGTCGCGCTACAAGCGGCTCTCTTTAATTCCACACTAAAAACGGAGGTAAAAAACATGAGAAAAATTCTTGAACTGCGCGAAAAACGCGCAAAGGCGTGGGACGCCGCTAAAGCGTTCCTCGACAGCAAAAGAGGGGACGACGGTTTGCTGTCCGCCGAGGACACTGACGTTTACGACAAAATGGAAGGCGACGTCGTGGCCCTCGGCAAGGAAATAGAGCGCCTGGAGCGGCAGGCCGCCATTGATGCGGAAATGGCAAAGCCCACAAGCAGCCCCATCACCAACAAGCCTGCTTCCGACGGTGGCGTGGAAAAGACCGGCAGGGCGAGCGGCGAATATAAAAAAGCATTTTGGAACGCCCTGCGCGGACGCGTCGACGCCGAGGTAAAGAACGCGCTCAGTATCGGCACGGATTCCGAGGGCGGGTATCTCGTGCCGGACGAGTATGAAAAAACGCTTATATCGGGGCTGGAAGAGGAAAACATTCTGCGCAAGCTCGTGACAATTATCCAGACCGCGAGCGGCGACAGGAAAATACCCGTAGTGGCGACAAAGGGGACGGCGACATGGCTCGACGAAGGCGCTGTCGTCCCCGACAGCGACGACAGTTTCACGCAGATTACAATCGGCGCGCACAGGCTTTCGACGTCGATCAAAGTCTCTAACGAACTTTTGTACGACAGCGTGTTCAACATCGAAAGCTATATCGCAAAGGAATTCGCGCGGCGGATCGGCGCAAAGGAGGAAGAGGCGTTCTTCAGCGGCACCGGCACGGGCCAGCCGCTTGGCTTGCTCGCGGCGGCGGGCGGCGGAGAGGTGGGCGTGACGGCGGCGGGCGTTTCGGCGATTACGCTCGACGAAATGATCGACTTGTTCCATTCGCTTAAATCGCCGTACCGCAGCAAAGCCGTGTTCTTGATGAACGACTCCACCGTCAAGGCTATCCGCAAGCTGAAAGACGGCACCGGCCAGTATATGTGGCAGCCTTCCGTTCAGGCGGGTACGCCGGACACGATTCTGAATCGCCCCGTATACACGTCGAGCTATATGCCGACGCTCGGCGCCGGCAATAAAACAGTTATCTTCGGCGACCTCTCTTACTACTGGATCGCGGACAGGCAGGGGCGCGTATTCCAGCGGCTGAACGAACTCTACGCGAAAAGCGGACAGGTCGGCTTTATAGCGACTCAACGCGTGGACGGCAAATTGATACTCGGCGAAGCGGTCAAGCTTCTTGTTCAGCACGCTTAATCAAAAGGGGGAACGACGGATTATGAACGCGACAAAAAACTATTCCACGGATGGCGGCGACAGATGGGTTGTCGGCGGGACGCTCGAAATCCTGCCGGAAGCTATGGTCACAGGGCTTGGCGGGAGACTCACACCCGCCGCTTTTCAGGCTGACGCCGTAACGACGGACGTTTCGGTACTTGTCATGAATTTCAACGCTCTGCTCTCGAAATTAAAAGAGGCGGGCTTGATGGCGAGCGAGTAAATAAAGGAGGCGCGGCGGCAATGGCTGTAACAGCGAAAATGAAATCCCTTCTGCAAAAAGTAAAGGCAAACCTGATATTGCAGCATGACGGGGACGACGGAATACTGCTCGGCTGCATTGCCGCTGCCGTCGATTATGCCGAAAGCTATCAAAAATACAAATACGGGCGCAGGAAGCTCCCGCCGACTACCGAACAGGCCGTCGTTATGCTGTCGTCCCATTTTTACGAGAGCCGGGACGGCAGCACAGGCGGATTTTTCGCCGACAACGTGGGGGCGGCGGGAAATGTGTGGCAGGCCGTCCATCGTCTTTTAGCTATGGAAAAGAGGTGGGATGTATGAGCATACTGCTTGGAATCATGCTAAACGGGCGCGGCATAGCACTGCGCCTATTTGCGATAAACAGCGATGGGCAAGGGAGTTGATTATATGAGTTACGGCAAAATGAATCGGTTTATTGAAATCGTCAGCGTCGCCCCCGTAAAGGACGCCGAGGGCTTCGCTATGTCCGGCGACACCGTCCTCGCCAATGTCCGCGCGTATTTCGAGCCGAAGAACGGCACGGAAAAATGGCGCAGCAATGCTGTGTTCGCGGAAGCGTCCGCGCTGTTCCGTTTCCGTGCCATTCCCGGCATTACCATAAACACAGCTATGGTTATTGTATTCGGCGGCGAACGTTACAATATTATCTCCGCCGAGGACGTGCGCGGACGCGGGATGTACACGGAGGTTCTGGCAAAGGTCGTGAGCGGCGGTGGCTAAAGCTGATATAAAGATGCCGGACGATTTCTTGATGAAAATCTCCGCGCTTGGCGAAAAAACGGACGAGATTGTGCCTCGCGTGCTGGAAGCGGGCGGCGAGGTCATGCTGGCAAAAGTAAAATCGAATTTACGGGCTGTCGTCGGCAAGAATACAAAGTATAAGCCGCGTTCCACCGGTGAACTTGCGGACGCGCTGGGCGTGTCCGGCGCGCGCATGGATAGGGACGGGAACTACAACGTCAAAGTCGGGTTTACCGAGCCTCGGCGGGACGGCGAGTCGAACGCCAAAATCGCCAATATCATCGAGTACGGCAAGCACGGTCAGCCGGCTAAACCGTTTCTGAAACCCGCGAAGTCGGCGGCGAAGAACGCGTGTATTTCGGCGATGGTGAGCAAGCTGGAAGAGGAGATAGACAATATATGAGCATTTTAACGGAAATGAACGCCATTATAACCGTACTTGGCATTCCCGTGGAAACCGGCGCGTTTTCCGGCAAAGCTCCCGATGAGTATATTGTAATCACTCCGCTTGCGGACGCTTTCGAGCTTCACGCCGACAACTGCCCGCAATGCGAGACGCAGGAGGCGCGCCTGTCCCTGTATTCAAAGGGCAATTACCTAAAACGGAAAAACGATATTGTCCGCTCGCTTTTAACGGCGGGCTTCACTGTCACTGCCCGGCTATATGTCGGATATGAAAACGATACGGGGTATCATCATTATTCCGTGGATGCAATAAAAATCTATGAACTGGAGGATTAAAACATATGGCGACGATTGGACTTGACCGTCTCTATTACGCGCCGATCACCGAAGCGCCGGTCACAGGAGAAGAAACCTACGGAACGCCGATCATGCTGGCTAAAGCCATATCCGCCGACATTTCGGTGGAACTTGCGGAGGCGGTATTGTACGCCGACGACGGGGCGGCTGAAATTATTAAGGAATTCAAAAACGGCAAGCTGTCGCTCGGCGTGGACGATATCGGGCGAACTGCCGCCGGCGAGCTTACCGGCGCCGTCACCGACGACAACGGCGTGCTGGTGTATTCCGGCGAAGACAGCGGCAAGCCCGTGGCTGTCGGTTTTCGCGCAAAGAAGTCAAACGGGAAATACCGTTATTTTTGGCTTTACAAGGTCAAATTCGCCGTACCGTCCGATACACTGGCGACAAAGGGGGATTCCATCACCTTTCAGACGCCTAAAATCGAGGGGACGGTCATGCGCCGTAACAGAACGGACGGAAACGGGCGGCACCCGTGGAAAGCCGAAGTCACAGAGGGCGATTCCGGCGTGGAGCCGGCAGTCGTCACGGGCTGGTACAGCCAAGTATACGAGCCGACCTTCGCCGCAAATCAAAGTACAGGAGGCTGACAACAATGGATAATGAGAGAAAAGCGGTTATAAACATCGGCGGGACGGATTATGAACTGATCCTCACTACACGCGCCACAAAAGAGATTTCACGGCGCTACGGAGGGCTTGAGAATCTCGGCGAAAAGCTGATGAAGTCGGAGAACTTCGAGATGGCGCTCGATGAGATTATCTGGCTGCTTACGCTGCTGGCGAACCAGAGCATCTTAATTCACAACCTCAAACATAGGGATGCGCCGAAAGACCCGCTGACCGAAGATGAACTGGAACTGCTCACCTCGCCGTTGGAACTGGCGGAGTATAAGAACGCTATTACCGAGGCGATGTTCAAGGGAACAAAGCGGAACATCGAAAGCGCGGAGCAGTCTGACGGCGGCGAATCAAAAAACGCGGAAGCCGAGTAAGCGACGACGAGTTGTTTACCCGGCTTCTTTATTACGGGACGGTACACTTAAACCGCTCCGAAGACGAAACATGGCTGACTCCCATCGGCCTCCTCATGGACTTGTGGGAGTGCCACAGGCAGTACCTCGGTTTGGCGAAGCCTAAAGTTGAATATTTGATAGATGACGTTATGCCCGCAGGGTTGGATTGAGGAGATGAAGGCGCATGGCCGGTGACAATTTTGGGTTAAAAATAGGCGTCGAGGGAGAGAAACAGTTTAAACAAGCGCTATTCGATATAAGCCAGTCGTTTAAAGTTCTCGGCAGCGAAATGCAGCTTGTGACGAGTAAATTCGACAAAAATGACAAGTCAGTCTCCGCGCTCGCTGCCCGAAATACGGTTCTGGGCAAGGAGATCGAAACGCAGAAGGATAAAATCTCCACGCTAAAAGCCGCGCTGGACAATTCGTCGGCGTCTTTCGGCGAGAACGACAAGCGGACGCAGAACTGGCAGATCCAACTGAACAAAGCCCAAGCCGAACTCAACGGCATGGAGCGGGAACTTGGCGAAAACGAGAAGGCTCTCAATGGCGTCGGCGGCGAGATGAAAGACGCCGCAAAAGAAAGCGGCAAGTTGGGCGATGAACTGGGGGACACCGGAGAAAGCGCCGACAACGCAAGAGGCAAGTTTGAGAAACTCGGTTCTGTAGTCAAGGGCGTCGGTATCGCCGTCGGCGCGGCGATGGCGGCGGTCGGGGCCGCCGCTGTCGCTGCCGGCAAAGCGCTTTATGATATGGCGAATGACGCGGCGGCGGCTGGCGACCGTGTGGACAAAGCGTCGCAGAAACTTGGTTTGTCCGCTGAAGCCTATCAGGAATGGGATTATGTCCTGTCGCAAAACGGCGCTTCCATCGACAGCCTCGGCGCGGGAATGAAAACCCTGCAAAAGACTATGGACGGGCTGACCGAGGACGGCGACAAGGCGTCCGTGGCGTTTAAAAAAATAGGCATCGACTTTGACGAAATCAAAGGCAAGTCTCCGGAGGAAGCCTTCGACATGACGGTCAAGGCTTTACAGAATATGCCTCCCGGCGCGGAAAAAACCGCCGCCGCTATGAAACTGCTCGGCAAGCAGGGCATGGAACTCATGCCGTTATTGAACCAGACCGCCGTGGGAACGGACGCTTTAAAGCAGAAGGCGCATGACCTCGGCATGGTGATGTCGGAGGACGCCGTATCCGCTTCCGTTGCGTTTGCCGACTCGATGGACACGCTTAAACGCGCTTTCGCAGGCGTAAAGAATTCAATCGGCGCGGAACTGCTGCCGGGGCTGACTCAGATAACGGATGGGCTTGCGGGTTTAATCGCCGGACAGGATGGCGCGGCGGAGTTCATTAAAGCGGGAGCGCAGAGCGTTGTAGATTCTATTTCCGAAATCTTACCGCGCGTGTTTGATGTATTAATGACGATTGGATCGGCAATCGCTGATATAACCCCTAAAGTAATTTCAACTTTGATACTGGGCATTTCAAGCAACATCCCGATATTGGTGCGGTCAGCGACGCAGATAATAAAAGCTCTCTTGGACGGCGTCATACAAGCGCTGCCCGCGTTCGCACAGGGCGCGCTGGAACTCGTTCTTACGCTGGCGGGCGGCATATTGGCAAACCTGCCCGCGTTAATGGAAACGGCGGTACAGTTGATTTCCGCGTTTACTAAGGGAATTGCCGAGACGCTCCCGCAGCTTATACCGGCGGCGGTTCAGGCGGTGGTCACGATTGTTCAGGGTTTGGCGGACAGCCTGCCGATGATACTGGACGCGGCTCTTCAGCTTGTCCTCGGTCTGACGCAGGGGATTTTAGACGCGTTGCCGCAGTTGATCGCCGCGCTCCCCGCTGTCATCCTCGGCATAGTGGATTTTATCATCGCGGCGATTCCGCAAATCATCGACGCGGGGATTCAGCTTTTAGTGTCGCTGGTGGAGGCGCTGCCCGAAATCATCACGGCGGTTGTCGCCGCCATCCCTCAAATCATAGAGGGATTGATAAAGGCGATATTGGGCAGCATCCCGCAGCTTATTGACGCGGGCATCAAGCTGCTGATTTCACTGGTGCAGAATTTGCCGCTTATTATTACGACCATCGTGGCGGCGATTCCGCAGATTATTGCCTCGCTCATTACGGCGGTTATAGGCAGCATCCCGCAAATCATACAGGCCGGCATACAGCTTTTTGTGTCGCTGATAAAAAATCTCCCGACCATAATCGTAGAAATCGTCAAAGCGATTCCGCAGATTATATCGGCAATCATCAAGGGCTTTACGGACAACATCGGTAAAATCGTACAGGTCGGCGGCGACCTCATCAAAGGGCTGTGGCAGGGCATTTCGAACGTAACCGACTGGATATGGGGCAAAATCAAAGGCTTTTTCGGCGGCATTGTCGACGGCATCAAAAACTTCTTCGGCATCCATTCGCCGTCCACCCTGTTCGCGGGGCTTGGCGAGAATATGGGTCAAGGCGTCGGCGTCGGCTTTGAACGGGCTATGGATCAGGTAAGCGAGGATATGCAAAATGCAATCCCCACAAGTTTCAACATGCCCGGCGTGAATATAGGCGACGGCAGTTTCAGCGCGGTCGGTTTCGGCAGTTTCGGCGGTTCGCTGATAACCATACAGCAGATGACTGTTCGTAGCGAGGACGATATCCGCAGGATATCGCAGGAATTGTACAACCTGATGCAGACCGGCTCAAGGGCGCAGGGACGGTTCAGTCCGGCGTAAGGAAGGAGTGAATGTGGGTTTTATTTTTAACGGAATATCGTCGCAGGGCATGAACGTCCGCGCCCGTTTGACTGACTGGCAGCTTTCGCCCCCTCTACGCAACTCCTATGTGGCCATACCCGGCAAGTGCGGCGTGGCGGACTTCGGATGCGACGCCGCCGAGCGGCATATTGCCATAAAATGCGGCGTTACGCCACGGCACAGTTTCGCGGAATTGGTATCCGCGCTTGACGGCGTCGCCGAGTGGCTCGACCCGTCGCGCGGCCTTGGCGAACTGATACTGGACGATGTGCCGGACAGATATTTCATGGCGCGCCTTTCGGAAGCCGTAAACTGTGAGCGATTGATCCGGTCTGCCGGACGTTTCGACTTGGATTTTGTATGCCCGGACCCTCATGCCTATGCTGCCGCCGACGAGGCGTACAATTTCACTGCATCGGGCAGCCATGCGGTCACAAGGGTCAAGGGCAACGCCATGTCGGAGCCTGTGTATTCACTAAAGGGCGCGGTTCCCGCCGGCGCGTCCGCTTATATTTCGCTGCGGACCAACGGCGCTGAACTTCGCGTCGTCGGCGCGCTGGCTTCCGGCGAAACGCTGGTCATAGACAGCGGCTTGTTGACGGCGAAGGTGGTCAACGCGCAGGGCGTCACGCTGCGGAACGGGCTGCCGTGCCTGCAGGAGTTGAATTTCCCGATTCTGCAAAAAGGCACGAACACCGTGGCTATCTCTGCGGCGGGCGCGGCGTTTACAGAACTGCGAATACAAGCGAAGAGCCGATGGAGGTGAGCATATGGCGGTTAAGTCTGTTCTAACTTCACAGGCCGATTTCACCGGAGAGTTTCCGATTACCGGTAAGACCGCCGCCATGTGGCGGTTTAACGAACCCGCGCCGGACAGCCGGAGCAGATTGTTGGATTCCTCCGGCAAAGGACGGCATTTCGAGGTTTCCGGATGGAGCGGCACAACGGCGTCGCTCCCAAACGGGCGGCACGGGCGTTACTTCCGGCAGAACCTGACCAACCCGACCGCCGAAAGGACGCATCTTGTTGCGGTCAACGACGGCGCGTTCTTTTCGGACCTCGGCGCTAAAATAGCCGTGGGCGGCTGGATCAATCCGACGACATACTCGGTCGGGCAGACATACAGCCCGATTTTCAACACGCGGCAAGGCCCCGGCCAGCCGATTTTCTATATCTCGCTTTTAAGCGGCAGGCCGCGCATGATGCTCTACAATTCGGCGGGAACGCTCCTGCTCGACCAAAGCGAAACGCCGCCGTTCAGCTTGGCAAACAACGGCTGGTACTTCATCGGGGCGATTATCGGCGTCACGGGCAACACCTCGCAAATGATTATATGCAACCGCGCGGACGGCACGGTTTGGACTGCTCCGATACGGGCTTTTTCAGGCGTCCTGAACCCGTCCTGCACGGCGAACATCGTCATGGGCATGCAAGCCGACACATACTACTACGCAGGCGGCTTTGACGACTGGTTCTTCGAAACGGACAGCGATTTAGCTATCGAGGATTTGGCGCGGTATTTTCGTCAGGCAATGCTCGCCAACGGCGCGGATTCGTCGGCGAACGTGGACGCTTTAACCGAATCCGGCGCTGTATTGCTGAAAAGAGTGGATAACGGTTATGCCGCAAGCGGCGCTTTGGAAACCACGGCGGCGCCCTGCGCCCTCTCCGGCAGCGGGCGAGTGTCCGTGACAAGCGAGTACACGGCGGGAACCGCCGCTATATCCTTGATAGAAACCTCTACGTCCGATGATATGCTTTCCTGGTCGGCTTGGCAGCCGGTCGGCGCAAGCGGCGAACTTGCCTCGCCCAACAGGGAGTATATACGTTATCGGGTTGCCCTCGCCACATCCGATTCGTCCTCTACCCCGAAACTGCTGGATATACAGCTTCACGATATACCGAAACCGCCGTATGAGCGGTTGGGGTTCGCCCGTCCGATGGTGCTGGATAATAACGGCGCTTGGGAATCGGTATTGGAAAACGCCTATGACGTCATTGTCACGAGCGAGGTCAACGGCGCGGATACCTTGGAATTCAAGACGCCTTACAGCGACGCCAAACGGCTCACGCTGGACAACGAAAAAGCGGTGCAGATTGTAAGCGATATTTACCGCATCCGCACCATTACCGACGAAAAAGGCGCTGACGGAAGCGCGATAACGGCTGTATATGCGGAGGCGGCGTTTTATGATTTGGCGTTCAGCGCCGAAAAGGAACCTATGGAATTCAACGCCGACAGAGCGGACGTCCCGATGCGTTACGCCCTGCGAGGCACGGGCTGGTCGGTGGGGACTGTCAATGTCTCTACGCTGCGGACATGGTCGTGCGAGGAAAAGAACGCGCTGGCAATTTTAAGGATGGCACAGAACATCCACGGCGGCGACCTTGTCTTTGACAACGGCAATAAAGTCGTGCATCTGCTGACGTTCAGCGGCAAGGAGAGCGGCGCCCTCTTCGCCTACAGAAAGAACCTCAACAGCATCAAGCGTGTGGTGGATACCCGCTCGCTGGTGACGCGGCTCTATGCCTGCGGGAAGGACGGCATGACTTTCGCGCTGATTAACGGCGGCAAGGAATATGTGGAGGATTATGCCTATTCCACCGATGTCCGGGTTTCGACGCTTGACTGTTCTAATTTTACGAATCCATATCAGATGCTTGAGTTTGCGCGGATGCGCCTTGCCGAATACGCAAAGCCGCGCGTCTCTTACGTGCTGTCGGCGATGGACTTGTCCGTGCTGACAGGTTACGAACACGAAAAGTGGGAACTTGGCGATATTGTGACTGTGGACGACCGCGACTTGGATATGACGATTCAAACGCGGATTATTCGGCGGCAATACAATCTGCAGGAACCGTGGAAAACCTCGCTGGAATTGTCGTCTAAGCTGCGTGAGCTTGGCGATTCGCCACAGGCGGCCGCCGCCGACCAGTTCGACCAGTCCGGCGTCGTTCAACAGGAAGTAAAGGATATGGTGCCGTTCAACCATCTGCGGAACAGCCGTGCCGACGACGGTTTTGCTTATTGGCAAAATTCCGGCTTCATGGTCGATACTCTAAACGGCGTAACAGGCACGGCAAGTTTCATGGCGGCGGGCGCGGCGAATATGACAAAGAGCATGGCGCAGACGGTTTATCCGGCAAACAGGCGCAGCTACACGATTTCGGCGCAAATCGGCTCGGAGAATTTACAAAAGGGCGCAAACGGGCAGGTCGGCATTGAATTGGTATTCGAGTACGAAGACGGTACTACGGAAACACGGTTCATAGATTTATTCTAAAAGGATGGCGATTATATGGCGTATTTCCAACATACGGCGCGGGACGCTTCGCCGAAAGGTTACGGCAAGCTGCGCTCCGTCACCGTCCGGCTGGTTATCCAAAACTGCACAGGCGAGGTGTGGTTTACCGACCTCATGCTTCAGGCGGGAGCCGTCGCTACCGGCTGGGTCGGCCATGTCTGCGAGATTAAGTGGACGATGGACGGGTAGGCACGGCGTATGGCAATGAATTTTATACGATTCACGGAAACCGTGAAGGTAAAGCAGGAAAAGCGCGTGGTCGGCGTCACCGTCCGGCCGTTAATCAGCGATTGCGAGGGCGAAATTTACTTCACCGACATTCAGTTTCAGGAAGGCGGCAAACTTACCGGCTATACGCCTCATACAACGGCCATGCTCCGCGACAGCGGCAACGCTCCGCGTTACCAAAACGGCGTGGTTCGCGGCGGCGAAACGGTCGTGCTGTTTAATACAGGGGACACCTCGGCGGCTCTCGACGTTTTCATCTATCCGAAACAGCCGATGGCGGCGGGCAGCGTTCAGGTTTTACAGGGCATGGGGTCGCATGGCTGCAAGTTTTTATCGGCGGCCAACGCGGGAGACACGCTGGCGCTCAAGGCTTCTGCCCGCGAATGCCTGAAAAACGGCTCGCCCGCGCCGAAGGACGGGTTCTATCAATATACCGCCGCTCACGACAGCAAGCATCAAATCATACTCGAAAGCGGGAAGTCGGCGAGGGTTTATCTCGAATATACGGTAATGCTGAAAGGAGAAGATCGCCCATGAGGGATTATTTGAAAGGTAAAAAGTGCATGGTCTGGTCGTTCATGGGCAACGCCCGGATGTTCCAAGCCCTGAACAGCTATGGCGACCGCTTCGAGAGCGTCGGCATTTTTACATTTGAGGTCGATATAACGGGCGCGATTTCCGAAACGGGAACGCCGATTTCCGGTATGCTGCCTTATATCAATAAATGGCCGAAGGTACGGTGGTTCCTTACCGTTATGAATCACGGCAATGCTTCTATCTTTACCGCGCTGCGGGAGAACGCGAACGGCGCGAAAACAGCCTTCCTCTCCGAACTGGTGCGGATTATGCAGAAGTATCCGTGGTGCGCGGGCGTGGACATAGATTTGGAACGCGGCGGCGAGTATGAGAACAAGGACGCGGCAAACGCCCTGTTCCGCGACATTTATCAGACTGTCAAAGCGTACAGCCCTTCCAAACTGGTCAATATCTGCTTGCCGGGCATGACCTCGGTCAACGGCTCGGTAGGCGGCGAAAACTGGTGCGTGTATGCCGATCTCGACGCTTGCTGCGATACCGCCGCCATCATGTCCTACGGCATGGCATGGGCAGGCTCCGCGCCGGGACCCGTCTCGCCCCGCGATTGGCTTGAGGGAGTGTACGATTACGCAGGCCGCGCAATGAATCCGCAAAAAATATATATGGGCCTGCCGGGATACGGCTGGGAATGGCAGATTCACGCCGATCCCGCAGACCTCGGCAAGGCCTACAGGGGAGTTTCGCTGACATATTATGCCGCCAAGATATGGGCGGAGGGCGGGTATAATTTTACAGACAACGCTCCGCCGCAGCCGTTCATTCCGTGGCTCGCCTATTGGGATGATTACGACAAGGTTCCGTATATGTTCCCTCATGTATACGACTACGCCGAGGGCGGCGACGCGGCAATCCGCGAATCCCCGATAGTCGGAGACACTTACAATCGACGCCGTTATTTAACATGTTACGGAAAAACGCAGAAGTCGGAGTTTGGAACAATATATGTTGACCGCGACGGGATGCCCGACAGTTACACGGATGGAGTGGTCGTCGGCAACGGGACGATTACGCTTTCGTCCGGCAACGGTACGGCGTCATACAACTTCATCGTCAGCCAATCGGGAACCTACGACGTGGCGGCACGGATTTGTTTTCCGTTCTGGGACAAAAACGGGGTCGACATATCGCTTGACGGCTCAATGGTAAATTTTTCCGAAAGCCGTCTGTGGTGGCCGTATTGGAGGAAAGCGACATGGTTCGTTTTTGCCAAGCGTATAACTCTTTCGGCAGGCAGCCACACGCTTGCCGTCAACGGCGGCGTGGCAGGGGCGCAGTTTTACGGTTTCCGCGTCTGCTCGGTGTTTTCGGAGCGCCCTTCGGCGGGCGGCGCGGTCTTTGGGTTGTCGCCACAAAATTTCAAGGACGTAAACGGCGTCATGGCTGCGCCGGACAAGGGGTTCAAATTGACTTCCGAGGTCTTGCGTCGAAAGCCTGACTCCGCGCTGGCTTGGTACGAGGATTTCCGCGATCCTGTCACCTTGCAGTCAACCTACTGGCAGACGCTCTACGGAAACTGGGCGGTGTGGCGGAGCGTGGAATACTCTCCCGAACGGGTCTATTCGCAGCTTGAGGGCAGCGGGCAGCTTGCGTGGAATTACTATAGCTTCTCCGACGTCCATATTCGGGCGCGGATTGCATTTCCTCAAAACGGCGCCGGACGCGCCGGCGTGTTTATCGGGAACATATTCTGCTGTATAAACATCGATACGCAGAGGGTGGAACTATATCAGGGCGCGGCGCTTCTCGGCAGTTACGGTGCGTCTTATTCCAAAACGCCGAACGCTGACATACGCACCAATCCGAACATGTATCTCATCGAAATGAGGAAGCGCGGCAACCGTGTGAGGGTCTATTCCGGCAGCGGCAACACGCTCCGTTTTTCGGCGACAGTCAGCGCCGCAACGGGTTACTGCGGCATTCAATCCGACGGAGAAATCAAGTGCGAACTGCTCCGCTTGGGAGACGCTTGGACTTACGAGCCATATGAAGCCTTTGACATAACGATGCCTGACGGCTCTATAGAAAGCTACGGCAGGGTTGCTCGAAATGGCGTAACGTGGGACGGCGAATTTGAAGTGTTCGCGGTTGCTTCCGATGTGGAGGAATCCGCCACACGGAGCGAGGATATCAGCATGGATTACGATTTTTTCCACAGCGCCTTGCTTCCTATTCCATGCAACGCCGATTACACGGCAAGGTTCGCGCCGCGCGATATCAACGTGTGGTGCGCCCGCCTGTTCCTCGGCGACGCTGACGGCTTCGGCATCGTTTATTATCAAGATGTTGACAGCCTTGTTTATTGGGCGAATGAGGCGGCGTATCGCTGGGGATTGCGCGGTTTCGCTTTATGGTCGCTCGGTCAGGAGGATTTGCGGTTGTGGGAGGCTTTGCCAAAGCAGATATAAGCTGCGATTATCCGATAATTGAGGGCATAAAGTACACAATAAAATAAATAATGTTTGTGTACTTTATAGCTTGATGTTTAAGGCAAAAAGAGTTAATATGTGTATAACGGAAGGGGAAACCCACCGAAAACTAAAAAGAAAAGAGGGAAAGAAAATGAAAAAAACTTCCAATGTACTTGACACCATCGCAAAAGAGATTTTAGGGATTGAAACACTAAAAACACAAAACAATGACAGCTTGGATTTCCACGAAGTATCAGTTTGGAGCCTCAAAGCCGCTCTTGAAAAAGCATACCAAGAAGGCGCAGAAGCATAATAAGAAACAACAGGGAACGCCCCAAGAGGGGCTGTTCCTCGTGCAGATCGATTTGTCAAAGTTTCCATTGGAGTATTGATGGAATAATATAGAACGCACATAGGGAACACCCCAAAAGGGTCTGTTACTCATGCGGATAGAATTAGTAAGGCTTCCTCGGAGGTCTTTTTATTTTGCTTTGAAGGATGCCCAATTCATAATGGCTGGCGTCCTTTTTTTATGTATTTTAGCGATTACCCGGATTGACTGCAGCATGAAGGGTTTGCAAATAATTATCTTTAAGGAGGAACACATAATGGTATTCGGCGATCAAACAGTAGTATGTGCCAACAAATCCAACGCACAGATCCCCGTGTACGGGTAGCTGTTCAACACAAAACCGGCGGTCGGGACTTGGCATGAGTTTGTGTCCGGACGATACTGCTTTGTTGGTATGGGACTCAGTTTAGCTTCCGAACCGGCTGCAAAAGCAATCCTATAGTCGTATGGGCAAGTATGTAAGGGCGCTCCCGTAAAAGCGGGGGCGCTTTTGTGTACGTAAAAAATCGAAAGAGAGGTTTATAATGAAAGGAGCAACAATCTGGAGCGCAGTTCAGGGCGCCTCTGCCGCGCTTGGCGCGTTTCTCGGATGGTTCGTCGGCGGATTTGACGGCGCGTTGTACGCGCTCATCGCATTTGTTGTAACGGACTACATCACTGGCGTGTTCGCGGCGTTCATCCGCAAGGAACTGTCAAGCGAGGTCGGCGCGAAGGGAATCATTAAAAAAGTGACGATTTTCCTCATTGTCGGCGTCGGCAATCTCGTGGATATGTATTTGTTAGGAGACGGTTCCGCTCTGCGCACCGCGCTTGTATTCTTCTACGCTTCTAACGAACTCGTGAGCCTTATTGAGAATTGCGCGGTTATAGGCTTGCCGGTTCCGCAGGTTTTGAAGAACGCGCTCGTGCAGATTAAAAACAAGTCAGGCGAAAAAGACGGAAAGGGCGGCGAAAAGAAATGAAAATTATCGAAAGCATCCTCACGAAGAATAACTGTTACACGGCGGGGCGAAAAATCGAAGTCAAAGGCCTAATGCTGCACTCGGTCGGATGCAGTCAGCCGAGCGCGGAGGTGTTCGTCAGAACGTGGAACACGCCGAAACCCAACGGGGAATCGGTCTGCGTCCACGCTTTTTTGGAAGCGGACGGCGACGTGTATCGGACTTTGCCGTGGAATCATCGCGGCTGGCACTGCGGCAGCGGTTCGAACGGCTCCGCAAACAACACGCATATCGGCGTGGAAATGACCGAGCCGTCGTCAATCAAGTACACATCCGGCGCGAATTTCATCGACAACAATCCTGTCAACACGAAGTCCCACGTTCTCGGAACGTATGCCGCAGCGGTAGAACTGTTCGCGTTCCTCTGCAAGGAATACAGACTCGACCCGCTTGCCGACGGCGTGGTTATCAGCCACAAAGAGGGCTGTGCGAGAGGCGTCGCCAGCAACCACGGAGACCCCGAACATCTGTGGAGTAAGTTTGGACTGACAATGGCGCAGTTCCGCAAGGACGTCAAAGCTGCGCTCGGCAAGCTGGACGTGACGCCGCCGGCAGCAGCGAAGACGCCTATAATGGGAAAGGCAGAGTGCGCCGCAGATCGGCTTAACGCCTATGCCAAAAGATACAACGCCAATGCGCCCGAATACGGCGCTGTTTTTATTGAGGAAGGCAATATTGAGGGCGTGCGCGGCGACATAGCTTTTTGCCAGTCCTGCCTTGAAACGGGCTTCTTTAAATTCGGCGGCGACGTTTCAGCTTCGCAGAATAATTTCTGCGGGCTTGGCGCAGTCGGCGGCGGAGCGAAAGGGGCGAGTTTCCCGACTGCGCGCGAAGGTATCAGGGCGCAGGTTCAACATCTGAAAGCCTATGCGTCAAAGGACGCGCTTAAGAATCCGTGCATAGACCCGCGTTTTTCGCTCGTCACGCGCGGCGTCGCGCAGAACTGGGAAGATCTTAACGGCCGGTGGGCAGTGCCGGGCGCCGGCTACGGAGAGAACATCGTCGCGTTGTGGAAAGCTGCGAAAGCTGCGGAAATCACGCCAGACGCTCCCCCTCCGCCAACGGTATCCGAGGAATTTAGATCGTATCTTGTTAAAGTTACGGCCGACGTCTTGAACTACCGCGCGGGCGCGGGTACAAACTTTAATATTAACGGCACAGTCAAAAAAGGTGAAGTATACACCATTGTAGGCGAAGCAAACGGCGCGGGCGCGTCCAAGTGGGGCAAGCTGAAAAGCGGCGCGGGGTGGCTGTCGCTTGATTATGTGACAAAGGTGTAGGCGGTCTGTCCGCCGTCAAAGAACAATGCTCAAAGTACATCGCTTCAAAGCAAATTCAAATATCAGCGGCGCAGGAGTTCCTTTGACAGGGATTTCCTCGCCGCTTTTGCTTTGGAGGAGCGGTTATGAACGCATTTCAAAAAAAGCAAGTTATCGCGCTTCGCAGAAGCGGCGAAACTTTCGCTAAAATCGCCGAAAATCTCGGTTTGTCAGTTAATACGGTGAAGTCGTATTGCCGCAGAAACAGCGGAAATAATGAAGCAGAGGGGGGAAACGGTCTAAATGTAGATATCGCGGACATCGGCGGCGCCTGTCCGCAGTGCGGCAATATAATCACGCTGATTAAAGGGCGAAAGCCCAAAAGGTTCTGCTCCGATGAATGCCGCGTTCGGTGGTGGAATTCGCACTTTGAAAATGTCAATAAAAAAGCCGTGTATCCGTTTAAATGTGTCTACTGCGGTAAAGACTTTACGGCTTATGGAAACGCGAAGCGGCGATATTGCTCTCATTCTTGTTATTGCAAAGACCGCTTCAACCGGAATCAGGCTGACAGAAGGGCGGCGACGGTATGAGCAATGAAGAATTCGAGCGTGAAGCGAAGTATGAATCCCGAATGGCGATCGCCCGAACGATGCTACGAAACGGGTTTATAACGAAGGAAGAGTATTGTCAGATTGATACGATTTTTCTTGATAAATACCGCCCGCTATTGGGCGTTTTACGCTCCGATAAAAGCCCGAATTGACTTGCTATTTTTTGCATTTAGAGTGATTAATAGTAAGAGGAAGGAGGTCTTTCCATGCCGATAATCAATAAAATCCCGCCGCCGGTTCCCGCTTTGCCGAAGCGTAAAAGAGTGGCTGCATATGCCCGGATTTCACTTGAAAACGATAGGACGAAAAACTCATATTCCGCGCAGGTGTCGTATTTTTCTAAGTTGATCCAAGGCAATCCCGAATGGGAATACGCAGGCGTTTACGCTGACTGCGGCGAAACGGGAACCGACAGGAAAAGGGACGAATTCAAACGGCTGTTGGCCGACTGCGAAGATGGCAAAATTGACGTCATCCTCGTAAAATCCATAAGCCGTTTTGCCAGAAACACAGTCGACCTTTTGGAAACGATACGGCGTCTAAAGGAACTAGGGATTGAGGTTCGCTTCGAGAAAGAAAACATCAATTCCATAAGCGCCGATGGAGAACTCATGCTGACCATTCTTGCCAGCTACGCGCAGGAAGAATCGCGCTCAATAAGCGAAAACACAAAGTGGGGAATTAGGCGCGGCTTTCAGAAAGGCAGGCAAAGCTCCACGCAGGTTTACGGATATCGCTGGGACGGTGAGGATTTTGTGATCCAGCCCGACGAAGCCGAAACCGTGCGAATGATTTTTTCCGAGTACCTTGCCGGAAAGTCGCCGCGCGCCATTGCCTCGGCGCTCGCCGAAATAGGCGTAAAGCCAATGTATGCCGATAAATTCGACATAGCAACGATTTTTTCAATGCTTGAAAATGAAAAATACATCGGCGAAGTTGTTATGCAAAAAACATTCGTGGAGAGCCATGTTACACATAAGAAAAAGAAAAACAGCGGCGAATTGCCGCGCTACATCATTGAAAACGCCCATCCCGCAATAATCGACCGCGAGACTTTCTATAAGGTTCAGGCGAGGTTAAAAGAGCGTGAAATCGCGGTGGAAAGGACGGCGTTTACCGGCAGGATTCTCTGCGAAGCCTGCGGGCTCAATTTCCAACGGGCTACCAAGTATTACAAAAACAACAGAAAAAAAGTTATGGCTTGCGCGAATAAAAAACAGGGAAAGCTGTGCGATTGCGATACAAATGAAGTCCCCGAGGACATCCTTGAAAAAGTAACCGCCGAAGTGTTGGGGCTTGCCGAATTCAACGCGGATATTTTTGATGCCAAAATAAAGCAAGTCGTTGTCCCAGCAAAAAACCGGCTCATTTATCACTTTAAGAACGGGAAAACCGTAGAGCGCGAATGGAAATCCACAGCGAATACGGACTGCTGGACGCCTGAACGCCGCGCGGCGCAAGCGGAACGTATGCGGGGACAGGCTGTTTCGGAAGAAACCCGCCAAAAACGTCGCGAAGCCACTTTAAACCATTATGCACAGCACCCGGAGCGCCGCATCGCCGACAGCAAGCGCATGAAAGAATTCTGCGCAGAAAACCCGGACTGGTGCAGACAGCAGAGCGAGCGCCTGACGGCTCGTAATGCCGAACTAAAAGCAAGGAAAGAGGAACAATTATGA